GCTGGACTGACCGCGCCCCACCCATTCTGGAGGTCTTGCTTAACAAGGAGACCTACGTCATGGAGCCAACTTACAAGCCACTAGAAAGTAGTGAGCCTAGATTGATCGAGCGCACGCACTTACCAAGAGCAGACCCAGCCAGAATCTTAGATCAAGCATTGGACGGTTTGACCTACAGAGAGCAACGAGAGGTCCTAACCGACGCCGGCATGACTAGCTGCTTTGTTGAGAGACACAATCCCTCCGGGATGCCCACCGAGCAGCTATTCCCAAATCAGCGAGGCAGTGACCCAATCCTTTTCCCGGTCACCATCAAAAAGCGGCTTTCTCCTGGTTCGGTCGATGATAACCTTGAGGATCTCCACAGCTCCGATTGGAAAGCTCAGATTCTCTTCGATCATTTGGCCGGTTACCTGGGCTTCCCAAAGTTCCCCGAGAAGCTTGATTTAGAGTTGTTTGAGCAGTGCATCTTCGAGACTGAGTTTCGCAAGCTGACCACCAAAACCCAGCAAACACTTCTCAACAACACCAAGCGCGGGGATCCACTGTGGAAGTTCAATTTCGTTGACCACTTTGTCAAGTCGCAGCTAAAAGCTAAGCTTGAGACCTTGGGCAAGCCAGCTAAGGCCGGACAAAGTTTAGCCACCTGTCATGATGCTGTCATTTTGCTCTTTGGTCCAATGGTGCGCTACCTCCGCTGCAAGGTCATGCATAAGTTCCCTGCTGAGCTTTATTGCAACTGCGAAAAGACAGCTGATGACTTCGATAAATGGGCTAGGGAGCATTGGGTTGATCAGGAGAGCACCGAGAGCGATCTTGAGAACTTCGATTCCACTCAGCGCGGCGACAGTCTAGGGATTGAGCTGAAACTAATGTACCAGTTCGGGCTGGACAGAGCACACATTGCTTTGTTTGATCAGTTCATGAGCGATTGCCGTACCTTACCCGAGCTCTACTTGTTTTGGAAGACCCACATCATCTCCTCAGTTATAGGACTTAAGCAAACGGGTCGCGATACCGGCGAGCCAGGCACCTACGACTTCAACACTTACTACAACTTGGCCTTAACCATCCTCATGTATGGCTTACCCCGAGGAATTCCATTGGCTGTAGGAGGTGATGACATGAGCGCCAATAGGCGATTAGTTCTTTCGCCCCTTTGGCTCCGCATTCGGAAGCACTTCTTGACTGTGGCCAAGGTGGAGTACACGTGCAGACCTAGCTTTTGTGGTTATTACGTTACTTCACATGGAGCGTATCGTAACCCCAGGCTCCTAGCCCTCAAGACAATGTACCATCTAGACCAGGGAACGCAGCACCTCGTGGATTTGTCGTACGCCGGCGAGGCATATAGTGCTTACAGACTCGGCGACAAGCTCATCGAGCTGTGCTCATGGACCGAGCTGGAGTGTTTGGGTTGGCTAATTGAGTACTACCACCAGACCTATCACTGGGCTCAGTCGATATTTGGTTCAGAGGTCGATCCAGTCAATCTCGCCTTATTGTTGCTAGGAACTGGCGCTCAGCTGCACCAGATGGACGTGGACTCTCTGGAGTTTTCAAAGGGCCAGCGGAGAGCTTACGGCAGGATCTTTCGCTTTCAGGTTTCGGTTTTGAAGGTTTTGGGTTGTGAAAGTTTTGAACAAGTGCAGGAGCGTTATTTAAATGATTAGCAAATTTGGTATTTCTTTCATAGGTTTGTTTAAGGGGGTTTATGGTTAAGTTGAAATGGTTTATTTGATTGCTTATTTATGTTCAGTATTACCATTGAGTTAGGAGAATCACCAAGACATGACGGACCAACAGCAGAACCCATCCTCATCGATCGTAGCCTCGTCTGCTCCCCAGGTGTCAGCGAGTCAACAGAGCACCCACTCGGTATCCTCTCAGTTGCTGGGACAGACGTTCAACCCTTTGCAGAGAAGGTTCAACCTGCACTTGGCTTCAGTGAATTATCTGGCCCCCACCACTACAGTGGCCGATCCCATTATCAACATACAAGGCGACCCACTATCAGAGAAGCGCCTCAAGGATTTCATTCGGTTCTTGCCAGTCGTTCACTGGAGGAGCTTATCAGTGGAGTTGATCCCAACCCAGGACGCTTCGATCACCCTTTTGAGTGGCCGAGTGGCATGGATCCCAAGTGTGGAGGCGTATCCCTCGAGCTGGAAGGAAATGAGCGACTTTCCGACGGCTCGCAAC